CTCAAGCACTTAGGGAGTCCGCCTATTTGCATGAGACAATTGGTGCTTCCCATTGGCTGGGGAAGGCGCATTCGCGTGCTACTAAAAGCCATTCATTATGCAGAATCTCTTTCGCTCCACTGTGCCCGGAATTTCTTCCGCCTCGGCAGGAGTGCAGCTGCATAATGAATTTGTGAGGCCATGCTTGTACTGCAATCGCGAAGAATTGCATTTCCTGCAGAACAAGTACAAGAGCTCGGAGGAGGAGTGCTGGCACTACAAGCTTCTTGTAGATCGAAAATGCAGCCGCTGCGAACACTTCCAATTTGAAGAGCGTGGCATCTGCAGTAGCATCATGCATCATTTGTGTGGTGTCGATCAAGAGCGGAGAGTCGTGATTCCGCTCCCACTGACCCTTGTGGGCACAGTGGAACGTGCCGTGAATGCAGCCTCCACAGGGAAAAAGGGGGCTGAATTTCGCCCACACGCCACTTTCATCCATCATCTCACACTTTTGGGAACCACTGAATTGCATAAGCAAGCATTGTGCACATGGGCACCTCTTGCGCTGCGATCATTCATGGACGGGATGCCAGGCGTCACACGGCGACTTTCAGCAGGCCGCCCCGCGAAAACGACATTCGCAACCCCCGAGCGTCCTTCACTATCCCCCGAATCAGCTAATCCTGACATTCAGGATGGCAAAATGATGGGGGTGTGCCTTGAAGGAAATGAGTATGGAGAGGAAGAACGAGTGAGTGGAGAGGGGCTTTGCCCCCCTGAAGAGCAGCAATGTGCCACTCAAATTGGCCCCGACCTCATCCCCACTGAAGCTTTTGGAAGCACCATTGGGAATGTGAAAGCTGGGGCAGCCAAGCGCATCAAACCTCCACCTTATAAGGCAACAAGGCAGCAGGAACGCAAAATATACAAGACTGTGAATGCCTTGCTTGACAACGTCTTTTCGCGCAAGCGTATTATCGCATGGCGCGAAGAGAATCCGGACTTCGATGAAATGAAATCGAAGAAGTGGAGCACTGAGCGCTGGCGCAATGCCGTGCAAGAATCACTTGCCGACATTGTCACTCGAATAGAGCAGGAATGCCAGATCAAGAAGAATGAAGCCTTGCCATCCAAGGGCAAGGCTCCCAGGCCCATCATTCAAAGTGGTGACTCTGGGCAAGTGATCATGGCATTTGCTGTGAAATGCTTTGAGGAGCTTCTTTTCGAATATTTCGAGCAAGCTTCTATTAAGCATGTATCCAAGCATGAAGCAATGCAGCGCGTGGCTGCCCATTTGAGGCAGAAGAACGCGCATATCATTGAAGGTGATGGCAGCGCTTGGGATGCTTGTTGCAATTGGAATATTCGCAAGCAAACCGAGAATCGTATCATCAAGCACATCATCGACATTCTTGGTGAGGATGCAGAAGTGCCTAAATCATGGCTTAATGAATGCCTAAAGGACATGGAGAAACCAGAACTCTACATGAAATGCAAAGTGAAGGATCACGCAGTGACTCCTTTTCGCATTCTGATCGACTCCATTAGGCAATCTGGCCACCGTGGCACGAGCTGCTTCAATTGGCTCATCAATTATGTGTGCTGGATCTGCGTCATCAGCGACAGCCCCTGGGACTTAGTGCCCAAAGTATATAGCCGATCTGGACCCAAACTTCAGGAGGAATATATTTCGGCTTTCGATGGCTGCAAATATTTGCTTAAATATGCCTTCGAGGGGGATGACTCAGCCATATCCACAACTGAGAATCTTAAGAAGCATGAGAAAGAAATCATGGAGTTGTGGACTAAGCTGGGCTTCAATATGAAGCTGGTGTATGCTGACAAACTCTTCACCTTCACGGGCTATAATTTCCTATGTGATGAGCAAGGGCCTACTCAACGCCCCTGCTTCATTCCGGAACCAGCCCGCAACATTGCTTCTTCATCTTGGAGTACTTCCTCATTACTCCTTTCCGATCCAGGGAAAACCCATGAGGTGGGCGCGGCGGCAATGCTTGCCCGCGCCCAAAATTTTGGCGAATGCGGCCCACTTTCCGCATATTTCGCCGCCCTGGGCTTGGCACATATGGCAGCAGGACAGGTGAAGGACTTTGGCCTCGACGATGTCGAAGCAATGAGACTCGGCATCGAGACAACAGACTCCGTGCGGGAAGAATTGACAATTTGCGCTATTAAGGCTGGCCCCATGACCAAACAGCAGCGCAAACTTATGCGGGAGATCGTGCCAACATTCACACATGAGCACGAAATGCGCTTGCTCACGGCTGACTTCGGGAATAACCCCTACGACGTGAGCTTGGCAAAGACGCTGATCCCATTTGAATTGTGGGATCCAGCGCAATATGAATCCCCGCGCCGCCGGAGGAATTAGGCCCATGGGGGGCCTATAATTAAAGTCTCGCTGTAATTCATTAATTCAGAAGTAGCCTTTGAGCTATTCCAGGACTCCCTCCCCCCTGCTGCCGATGGGGGGAATCAGAACACCGTGGGCACCAACATCAGTATTGGGTGTCATTGTGCCGTGGAGAGGTAGGCTGAGCACAGCTATATCGCAAATTACCGCGAACTCATCACGGCCGTAGGGCGGCTTATCCCGAAGGTGTGACCTTATGGTTCAGTAGGCGTGCGCCGCATCGCACGTTGAAGAGCTAGGCGTTGTACTGACAACTGCGGAGGTGGTAGTGAATCACTTTACCTTTGAGAAGGAGAAGGGCCCAATCGAGCGCTCTTTCTTTTAAGGTTTGTGACCACGTGCTCTTGTGCTAGGAGCGCCATCCGGTGAGGGCCAGCGCAGCAGGGAGTTACGCCCCTGTCTCCTTGGCCAGGAGGTTCGCCATTTGAATAGCGAATTGCGTCCCCAGACCTGCATGCACATTCGGAGGCCAGGATCGGCATGGTCGAAGGTGTGTGGTGGGGTGATCGCCAATAAGCAGTGGGGCAGGAGTGCATCCGCGTGCAACCTTGGGTTGTTCTACTGGTGCATTTAACCTCAAGCGATCCAGTGGGAGGGGCTACGGGCGCGTAGGCGTGCGGGCCGGTGCATTCAGCGCGCCACTAGGGGCGGGAACAAGTGAGACTTATCCCAGAGCCCTGGTGGAGAAAGCGGAAATGCATCATTTGCATTTTTGGGCTTAAGCTTATAGGGAATCCGTGACTTTAGCATTCATAAATATGCCGATGCCACAATTTTCTTTCGCGGCACCTGGGAGCTTGGCTTCCCAGCGTATCTCTAGGCTCGAAAAAGAGAATAGAGAACTTAAGAACGAAGTGGAGTCGCTTCGTAAAAGAGCAGAATTGGCAGAGGCAATGTATGCAGGAAAAGCATTGGAGGAGGATGTGCCGCCTCCCCCACCTCCGGGACTTCCATTCCATGGCCATAAGTGCCAGAAGAATGTCAAGCACCCGAAGGTGCAATTGGCTCATCTCAAGTGTGGCTTCCCAGGCTGTGGGAATTTAGGGCACACTGAGCATAATTGCCAATTACGCCTTCGCTATGATCTTCGAATGATCGCTGAGAATTGTCAGGAGGGCTGGCATAAGCCATATTTACACGACAGCATGTATATGTGGAGATGCCAGTGGTGCAAACTGCATTTGCATGAGGATTATGTCCAAGTGGCATATCCTACTGAATTCGCTAAAGAACGCTCGAAAGTGGCCGCATTTCATAGGAAATCAACGGCCAAGTATACGTCACGCATTTCCCTATAATCAGCCGAAACGTACAGGCTCCCTTGGCCTAAGCAGCAGGGAGTAAGTATAGAGTGGCGCATCTTAGGGCATTCGGACTATGGCCACAGGCACTTTTAAGGGGTGGCTGTGGCTGAATGATGGCACCAGTGCCGATCCGACCGCGTATGTATTCAATCCCAGCGGCTTGCATTCTAATGCTTCTGTGGTGGCTACATCCATCTATATCTGGGAAGGAATCAGCGAGGACGTCGTCCAATTTACAGTGGCAACTACTGCCACTAACCTTCGTCAAGGAGGTTGGGGCACTTTCAATGCCACTCAGCCAGGGGCACGGGGAAGCAGAGGCTTGGCGACAGGCGCATTTCAAATAGGCCTGCCGAACAGCGTAAAATATCTCTGCATCCCGCGACAGGCTTTTGGCTATTTTGACGGCGGATCGGAATTGAATATCTGGGTCACCTGCTCTAAGCTGCGCTACGGCTCTTAAGCAATTTTGGAGTCTTAGCGGGCAACAATGGCTGGAGGACTTACTCTTAAGCAAAAGCGCGCCTTGCGCAACGCTCCCAAGAAGCGGCGCGCTGCTCTTGCCCGATCTTTTCGGGGCCTGAGGGCAGCACCCAGGAGGCGAATGAATAAAGATGCCAGCATGCTTCGCGGCATTAAGCAAGGAGTGGGGCGATCTCTTGCCCATCCTTATGGGGGAGTATCTATGGCTCGCGCCCATCCTTGCTGCCACGATGCTTTCCATTATGCTCATCTTCCGCTGCCTCGAGCTGTGGGGCCTTATTCCGTCGTCCGCACCACTCAGGTGCTTCAGTCCCCCAAGACTGCGACGGTCTTCGGACCATTCTTTGACCACAGCAACGGCCGCTGGACTGACGTGGCAGGACTCACCTTTAATGATGAAAATGCCACGGTGGGAAATGCCGCCAATGTCAATGTAATTCATTTTGACTCTATTCGGAACAATGGCTCATGGAAGGGTGCTCAGTGCACTCCTTCTGCATTTTCCGTGCAGATCATGAACCCTAATCCGCTTCAATCAACCAGCGGAATTATTTACATTGGCAGAATTCGCACTTCACTTAAGTGGAGTGAGGATCTTGGCACAACAGTCAAGGCCAAAATGATGGAATTCATCAATTATAATGGCCCACGACTTTGCGCCGCGGCTAAGCTGGCATTAAGGGGGGTGCAAGTTGATCTTGTGCCCTATAATATGAGCGAGCTGGCGAATTTCACGCCATTGGAAGATCCTGCTTGGACCCAATATGGTTCAGCATCTCCCAATCCATATGGCTTCGCCCCGCTGCTTGTATATAATCCACAGGGGGTGGATTTGCAATATTTAATTTGCGCTGAGTGGCGAGTCCGCTTTGACCCGAGCAATCCGGCTCAAGCCACCCATCAGCTCCATCCCCCAGCCTCCGAGTCCGTCTGGGCTCAAATTCAGCATCGCGCTGAGGCTCTCGGCAATGGCGTCGTCGACATTGCTGAACGCGTCGCTAACACTGGCCAGGCAGTATATAATGCTGCCGGCAGCGTATATGGCGCCATTCGTGGCGTCAGAGCTTTGCGCGGGGCAGCCCAATTGGCCCTCGCCGCGTAAATCCTCTTCAGCCCACATTTGACCTGTCCTTGGGTCGTACAGCAAGGACCTGGGAGAGCAACCCAGCGGTTGGCCTGGCCAAGCCTTATTCCGGAAATGTTCCAGTGGAG